AAACAAACTTAATTAGAGATATAAAGGTAAAAACAAACTTTATGCAGCTACTTTATGCTTCTTGTTTGGTACTGTCAACATCTTTTTCGAATATTGCACCACATGAATGCTCTAAGCAACGGATTTTTACTTTTGGGATTAGTATTCCAATTAAGGGGGTTAATTCCACGTTTGTACTTTTACATACGGGACATTGATTTTCACACATAATTTTCTCCTGTTATTTACTATATGATGCCTGTATACTAGCCTTTTTATATGAGGAGGAACAAATGACCCAACTACTAACAATAGACCAATTACAAACTGCTATGCCTGCACAGGTTAAAGGAAAAGTGACTCAAGAGCTAGTAAATAATTTCAACAATATGGTAATGGATGATGAGTTCCGAGAACATTATCGAAATAACTTAGTAGGCTTTGGTAGTGTAATGGATGACGGTAGGTTTACTGTAGACCAGTACATGAATGCTGTACGTTATATATCTTACAAACTTATGGGGGATTCGAATGTAAAAGCTTATATGAGAACTTTCCCTGCTAAGTATTCGAACTTTAAGTCGCAAGGTATCAAGGATAAGGTGATAGCTAGTTATGTACATGCGTACGATAAGACTAAGCTAGTGAACCTTATACGTGACCAATCATCTATTCCCTTCCATGTACAGAATATGGATAACAGGCAGAAGGCACTTAATGTACTTATTGATTTAATGGCTAACTCTAATAGTGATAAGGTTAAGAGTGACTCTGCAAGTGCTGTACTTACTCATCTTAAGCCGCCGGAAAGCAAGAAGCTTGAAATCGAAGTATCTCAAGTAGAGTCAAGCGCTATAGATGAATTAAGACACGCAACACAAGAACATGCTAAGATATTGAAGCAGAATATTGAAGTAGGTACTATGTCTGCAAAAGAAGCGGCTCAAGGAGACTTGGTAATAGCTGGTGAATATGAAACTATAGATGAATAAAAGGAGATTTATGAATAATTTAAGCAATAACAATACACAGGATTTCTATGTGGAATTGGTCAGATTAAGGGGTATTGATTCGGACTTAACATTGGACGAATTAAATGTACTAATAAAAACAAAACAACTTGAATATAAAGCCTTTGGTATCTCAGAACAGGCGGCATTAGCCACTGCAAAGAGAGTATTTAAGTTAGGGAGTGTATTACCTTTACCTTCTGGAGGAGAAGGGGGTAGTACTATCGGATTAATGTCTGTTGCTGAGTTTAATGATATAGCAAATACTTATGTAGCTTATGGATATACTCAAAGTGAGGCAGTAGGACAACTACCATTGGTAACGAACATTGCTGTAGGTACAGGAACTGTAGACTTAACTCCTCCAGATGGCCCTCAACCAGTATCCGGAGGTGATTATAATGGGTATGTCAAGATTAATGGTTTTGTTGAAATTGAATCTAGTAATTCTATGTCAGTATCTAATGGCGAAGTTGTAATAGGACAGGCAGGTAATTATTACAGTAGTAATGCATGGATAGATGTGTCTTGTAGTACCAATACTACCACATTAGGCTTTTTATTTGGTATTGAGCGAGCTGGCCAAATCTTGTTTAGTGGAAGACCTGTTGGTTCCAGAGGATTTAATGGGGATAACAGAACTAATATATCGGGTGGAGGGTTCCTTAATAATCTACAAGTAGGAGATAAAATATCTGTGTGGGTTGCTAGTGAAAATGCTTCAGATATTACTATTTATGACTGTAATGTAGCTATTAATTTAAGGTCTAAAATATAAATAGTATTAAAATGTAAAAAAGTGTAACATACTGCAAATGGGGAAAGGGTGATAATATAAATATATCTCCCTTTTTTTGTATATTGGATTAATTATTAGTTAAGGAGGATTTATGGGTGACTTAACAATAACAGAGGATGGCAAATACCCCCTTAAACATAAAGTTCGAGGAGATGCTGGAGACAGGACAGTCGCATATGTTTCAGGTGAATTTGGAACAGCTATAGCTACCCTTTGTTATGTCAATGGTAAAGGGGATAATATTCCCCTAACAGAAGGTGAAGTAGAAAGCGGACACCAATATTATATCGAACCAGGGTCAGGTATTACTATTTACTTAATAGTTACTGATTCTAATGGAGATACCGATATTGATGTTCTTGTTAGAGGACTGTCTTAATGGGAATAGTTAACCGTTTCCAAAATGCAGCAGCTACGAACGCTTTAAAATTTGAATTAGATGGAACTAGTTCAACCTTTGAGTATGAACACGGATTAGGACGTCCGGTATATGTACTCTTTCAAAACTTACAAGGTCAACGTCAAACTGTAGCAGTATCTTACAGTGATGACCTTAATACCGTCATTGTTACATCGGTGATTCCTCTTCTGGGAACACTGGTTCTAGTATAATTTTTAAAGGAGAAAAAATATGATAGATAAGAAAATCCCCCAAGGCGCAGATTTAGACTTTTCAACTGGTGCTAAAATTGAAGGTCTAAACCCATCCACTCAAACCGGTATGCCGGTAGAACATACCCAATTAGCAACTACTCTACTGAGTAAACAAGATAATGTATCTGGAGGTTCTGGTATTGACTTAGAAGGTACAGCATTAAAAGTTGCATTAGCTACTGCTGGTTCAGACCATAGTTCTTTAACTATTTCTAATTCGAGCCATGCATCTTTAGATGGTGAATATACTCGAGCTACTTGGCAAGGTACACTTACCTATGCAGGTACAAACTTAGACTTAGATGAAGGTGGTACATTTAACGCTTATTACAAATCTAACGGTAATGGTGTTTGGGCTGTATGTCTTAAACGTGATACTGATAATATTTATGGTAATAACTCAGTAGGTGAGAGTACAGGTAATTGGTTAGCTGTGTTAGTAACTGTTGACCCTGCATCTATTACAGGTGATTACAACTCTTTCGTACCTAACTATCAGGCAGTTGATTCGGATTTCATTACAGCTAGTTCTGAACAGGATGAGAATGGTAATGCCTCTCCTTCTAGTGCTGATAGTAATGTTTCTTACTCAGTAGGGTCTACTCCTGCTGGTTTGAAATTTGAGAATGATAAATTAGCAATTGATTTCGCTGCTAACATAGCTGAGGCAAGTTCGACTAAAGTATTCCCTTCAAGTGTTATTAAAACTTTTGTAAATGAAGAATCTGCAGAAGCTAAAATAGCATCTAATAATTCATTCAATAACCAACAAGCTAACCTAGCAGGTAATCCAGCTAACGTACAGGCAGCTCTTGAACGAGTTAAACTTGACGCGGATTCTTTAGCTGCTCTAGTTAGTAATAACCAAACGACTGCAGCTTCTGAGTATGCACAAATTGATTTATTACAAACTGCTTTAGGAGCATCTGCAGATAACTTGGGAACAACTCACGCCTTACTTAGTAATAACGTTACCGCTAAAGCATTAATTCAGGAATTAGCAGCACATATTGCTACTTTACGTCAGGAAGCTGATACTACTATGGGTATCTCTGCAGGCCAAGTAAGTGGCCCTATTGGTGCAACTGTTACTGATGGTTCAGACATTATAACTGCCATTACTGAAGTTGTTAATGCATTAGAGACTGTACAAGGTGACTTAACTAGTCGTTTAGGTGCTGTGGCGTTTTACCACAATGCAGAAGATTTCCCTTTAACTGCCGGTCAGTTAGCAGGTACTGAAGCATTTAATATTGTGCAAACCGGTGTGGGTACTGGTGAAAGTACCAACATGAATGACTTTAATAATACTTTAGATGTTCCTCGTGATTTCCGTATCTTAGTTTCTTATGGTCTTGTTGGTGATGTTTCAGCTGGTATTTATGTTCGCGATAAAGACACAGGGTATATTACCCGTGCTGCTGATTTCGATGAACCTAATGAAATTGAAATGGACGATGTTGTACAAGTCTTAGCAGGTGGTTCGACAGCATTCGCTGACTTCCGTGTAGCTAATGGCTCCAACCCAACTGTAGGTGTTGATTTAATTAAATTTGAATTATACAAAGCAGCTGGTGTGGGCGACAAGACAGTTACGGATGCTAAACTTGCCCCTGCCTTGGATACTCGAATTGAGAACAAAACAGATAAACATGCGGAGACTGTATCAATATCAGAATCTGCTACTACTGTGATTTCTCATGGATTAGATTCAGAAGATGTTATGGTATCTATTTATGATTCAGCTAAGAACTCAGTATCTTTAGATATTGAAATTGTTGATAATAATACACTAAACATTGCCTCTGTCTATGCAGTACCTAACGCAAGGGTTGTCGTAATAGGATAATAGATTATGTATTTGTACGTGCCCTTTTAGGGCGCGTTACAATTTAGTTACAATCTTTTGTAATATACAGTGTATAATCTTTTTATCGATTAACTAAATAGGAGGAAGTTTAAATGAATTCTTTAAATACGTATGAGAGATGGCGAAGTCAATGACCGATTCAGGCTTGGCTCGTGACCTCGTACTAGCAACCCCCCCAGTCGCTATTAGCATTTTTGGGGTAGCTTTAGGTGATATAGCCGCCATTGTATCCATTGCTTGGGTATTTTTTCTTGCTGGGAATAAACTGTATCATTATATTAAAAATAAAAAGAATAAGTAATTAACTTTTTTTGTAATGGCGTGTAATGTTTTATGCGCCTTACTTTATATAGAATATATTTTTCATTTGGAATAAAGGATGGTCAATATGTTATATGCTTGTTCTCTTGTGGATGTATCGGGAGTCGTATCCACCATTTGGGCAGTAGTAGTTATACTCTGTAAAATCTTCCAACCTACCGATGATGAGGATTAATATGAAAAAATCAATAATCTTCGCTATTCTCATATCCCTATCTGGATGTACCGCCATGTCAGCATTAGATGCTGTAAATCCCTTAAAAGAAGATAAAGGCATTAGCGCTACCGTTCAACTAGGTAAAGAGAACCATAGCGATACTAGTAAACAACTAATCAAAGCAGGGGTCACTGACTCTTCTACTGAAACTAATACAGTCTCAGGAAATCAAACTATTAACGAAACTAAGAATACCAACATACCTTGGTGGACTGCATTTCTTTTGTTATTTGTACGTCCTATGGTAATATTGCGCGATACGATAAACCTATTTAGGAGTAAAGATACAAAATGAATAAATTACATAGGTGGATAAACACCTCATTAACTGCACTGGTTCTAGTTGGGGGACTTATGTTCAGTGGCTATGCCTATGGTAAGTACCAAGACATATTAATAGCTCAAGGGCATGCGTCTGAGATGGCTCAGATAGTTTCTGATGAAGGTTTTAGAGAGTGTAAGTACAAAGACACAAAAGGTCTAGGTACTATCGGTTTTGGTCACCTTGTATTACCTAACGAGAACATGACATGTATTACCCCACAGAAGGCTATTAATTTATTGCATAATGACTACTATATAGCTTGGAATGCTGTAGAAAAGAACTTTCCGTGGGCAGATGGCGAGGTTAAGTTAGTATTAACTAATATGTCATATCAAATAGGCATAACTAAACTTCTTAAGTTCAAGAAAACTTTAAAATATTTAGAAGATGAAAACTACACTATGGCTGCAATGGAAATGATTGACTCTAAGTGGTATAACGAAACCCCGGATAGAGCTATGAGACTAACTGTAAGAATATTAGCCTTAGGAGATTCTCATGGAAATTAAAGTAGAAGATTTATTAAAGAATATCGACTATGGAGAAAATGGGGATTATGTCCCTAGCCAGTTTGCTGTTGAATTCATAGAATTTATTAAGTTAGTTAATGGTACAGAAGGTGAATCTCATAAATCGCCGGTAGTACATTACAGAATGTTAGATAACCTTATTGAAGATAACGGAAAAGATACTATTAATATGTGTCACCGTGGTATGGCCAAGACTACCCTATTAGGTGAGTACTTGTTCTTATACTTAGCAGTCTTTGGAAGGTTACCTAACTTTGGTAAAGTTCAATTAGCTATCTACGTATCCGACTCTATTGAGAATGGTGTAAAGAACATGCGTAAAAACTTGGAGTTCCGTTGGGAAAACTCAGAATTCCTTAAGAAGTATATCCCCAAGACTAGGTTTACTGATGTACGTTATGAATTCACTAATATCGATGGAAAGACATTCATAGTTAAAGGCTATGGTGCTAAGACCGGAGTTCGTGGTGCTAAAGAGATGGGGATACGTCCTCAACTAGCAGTACTAGATGATTTGGTATCGGATGAAGATGCAAGGTCAGCTACAGTAATTGAATCAATTGAAGCAACAGTTAACAAGGCAGTGGAGTATGCACTCGACCCTACATCTAAGAAGGTAGTATGGTCAGGTACTCCGTTTAATGCGAAAGACCCACTATACAAAGCAGTTGAATCTGGAGCATATAATGTAAACGTGTATCCGGTATGTAAAAAATTCCCTTGTGAACCTGAAGAGTTTGAAGGTAGTTGGGCTGACCGGTTTAGTTATGAGTATGTTAAGAAGCAATATGATAAAGCAGTACAATCAGGTATGGCTGATACATTTAACCAAGAGCTTATGCTACGAATCATGAGTGATGATGACCGACTGGTTCAAGATAGTGAAGTGAGATGGTATGACCGTACTCAAGCATTAAGAAACCTAGGTAACTTTAATATATTTATAACTACCGATTTCGCGACTTCTGAAAAGACTGCATCGGATTTCTCAGTAATAAGTGTTTGGGGACTTAATAATAACGGTGATTGGTATTGGATAGATGGTGTATGTAAACGCCAACTAATGGATGCTAACTTAGATGACCTGTTCTACCTTGCGCGTAAGTATAACCCAATGTCAGTTGGTATTGAGGTATCTGGACAACAGGGTGGTTTTATCCCTTGGATACAAAAAGAGATGGGGGATAGGAACTGTTACTTTAGTTTAGCTAGTGAGAACAATAGTAATGCTCCAGGAATACGACCAACAACCAACAAGATGCAACGATTCAACGTTGTTGTTCCTTGGTTCAAGCAAGGTAAGATGTATTTCCCACAGGATATGCGTCATTCGGCCCCTATGAGACAGTTTGAGGACGAGATAAGCCTAGTATCCCCTTCTGGATTTAAGTCCAAGCATGACGATTTTAGCGATACTATATCGATGCTGCCTTTAATGAATACATTTGCACCTTCAGGTGAAATGAAAATGAGACAAGATGATAATGGTCTATGGGGAGAAGAAGAGTTAATAGATGATAGTTTAGAGTATGAATCTTACTTAGTTTAACTTACAATACGCTTTCCAATTGCAAAAGGAGAATATAATGAAATTATCAGAAGTATTCGAACTACTACAATATGGGGAGCTGGCAAGCATCTCTATTAGTGGTGGTATCGATGAAGTAAAAGGTATTCGAGTTGAAGATTACCCTACGTTGATATCACATATCAACCTAGCGTTAACCGACTTACATACCAAATTCAATTTAAAAGAAAGAGAGCTCGTAATCCAACAGTATGATAATATTACTATTTATCATATGCAATCTGATTACGCAGTATCTAATACATCCAGTACCCAACCTGTTAAGTACATAGTGGATACTGAAGAGGATAAGTTTAATGACGATATCCTACGCGTTAATGCAATATTCGATGAAGCAGGGTGTGAGTTACCTATTAATGATGAGAACCGAGCTAATTCATTATTCTTAAATGGGTACTCTTCATTACAAATCCCTTTTCCTTCGAGTGAGAATAGTGTGTTCATAATGTATAGAGCGAACCATGAGAAGCTTAACGTTCAATTGCCTGATTTAGAGGCTGAGATTAATATTCCAGCTTACTGTGTAGAGGCACTTTTATCCTATGTTACTTCCCGCGTACATTGTCAACGTACTACCCAAGAAGCTCAAGCAAATGCAGTAAGTTATATGGCCAAGTATAATAACTTATGTGACCAGATTGAGGAGCGTAATAACCTCCATAACAATCCTAGTAATTCAAACTTTAAATTAGGAGAAAACGGATGGGTATGAGACCAAGTTCACAGACTACTCCTGGAGTAGTAGAAAAATACATAGGCACTGCTTATGATGAGGTAACTATTGTTGCTGAAAACATTGATGATGTAATTGCTGTAGCAGAAGGACTAGAGTTCGCATACATGTACTTAGGGGGTAGTGATACTCCTCCTACAGAGCGACTTGATGGCTCTCCTTTACAAAATGGTGACTATTACACGAACACTGCAGATGACTCGTTAAATTATTATGATTTAGCAGAAGATAAGTATATTAAATTAAACCCTG